CCGAGAGCTCCGGCGCACTGGTAGATGAACTTCCAGGCGTCAGTGGCTCGGGGACCATCCGGCTGTCCAGCTCGCTCTCGCTGGTCAGCGTCTGGATCCGCTTCTCCGTCAGGTCGCGGGCCTTGTCCAGCACCCGGTTGGTGGCCTGGAGCACCCGCCCGAGGTTGGCCCGGTCCCTCGGGCTCGGGCAGAAACTGATGAGTTCATCCAGCACCGCCTGCGTGGCGGCTTCGATGGCGTCGCCCGCCATCGACTTGCCGAACTCCTCGTCCGAGACCCGAGGGATTGCCGCATCCGCCTCGGGCTTGCAGACGGCGTAGACCACATCGCACAGCAGCACCGGGTCGCGGATGAGCTTCTCGATGAGCGTTCCCTCGATGACCTGCATGAGGTCGACGCCCGTGAGCCCGCGCACGCGTTTGAGCGTGGCGACGTTGATGTCCACCGTCCAGGTCCGACCCGCATTGTCCTTGAACTGCCGCATCCGTGCCTCCGTGGGGTTGGGGGGAGAAGTCCGATCTGCCCGTCTTTCCAGTCAACCGATCTCAAGTCCCCGGCAGCCAACTAGGGGCCGTGGCCGAGTAGGTGACCTTGGCGGTCACCGAGACGGTGATGGCCTCCTCGAGCGCCTCGCTGCGGCTGAAGTTGGTGATCGAGAAGTCTGCCTGCAGGCCCTGCCCGCTGGCCCCATCGAGGATCTGCAGCCCGATGGCCGTGTTGTTGAAGAAGGCGTTCTTGATGGCGGTGAACCCGGCGTCGCCGGTGTCCCAGACCATCTCGAACTCCACGCTCGCCTCCTTGAGCGTGGCGACCGTCGCCCGCCAGCCGTTGTTGGCTCGCGTGGTGACGTCCGCCTCGCCCGCTTCCAGGTTGAGCGTCACGTCCCGCGTGTTGCCCAGCGCCGTCCACGCACCCGCGCCGCCCTGACCGCCGACCTTGTACTTGAGGGCGGCCTCCATGCCGAGCTTGATTGCCATCACTGACTCCTTTCACTCGGCGCTGTGGCCGACCACATAGACCGTCTCGCCGCCCTTGCTCTTGACCAACAGGTCCGCCAGGTTCACCCGCTCGAAGTAGTACTGCGTGCCCGGGGCGACCTCGATGGGGTCCGTCTTGCCATCCGACAACAGGAGGTCCTGCGTGTTCTTGTGCGATGCCGTGAGCGTGAACGTCGCCACGAGCTTCGTCGTCGACAGCGGCTTGTCGCCTCCGTCCAGGTCGACTTTGAAGATGATGGCATTCCTCACGCACTACCTCCGCTCGCGGTATGTCACACTCAGGACACTCGTGAACACCCGGTGCTGTTCGAGCGCCTCGCTCGACACCACCGGCTCGTTGTTGATCCCGACCCACGCCGCGTCGGGAAAGCCCTCCAGCCGCTTGAACCGCAGGTGATCCGCGATTGCCTCGACCAGCACGAGCAGTTCGTCGATCGCAGCGTCCGCCCCATCGGCGGGCAACTTCTTCTGCACGCCCACATCCACGACGTACTCGATGGCCAGACTGTCCCGCGTCACCGGCGACATCTGCAGCGTGCGGGGAACCACCGAGACCCGCAGGTCTTTGAGGTCCTCCAGCGTGAACGCGGGCTGGAACATCCGCACGGCCGTGAGCGGCTGCGAGAAGGTGCCGACGTTGATGTGCGCCGCAACGGCGTCGGCGAGGGCGGCAATCGTGCTCACGGGCCACCTCCAATCACAGGCGAACCCGTCGTTGGCACGCTCTGGCGCGGCGAGTTGGACGTCAGCCCGGAGAGCTTGCCCTCGAGAAACCAGATCTTGCGTTCCATCTCGGCGTACTGGGCGCGGATCGCGTGGGCCTCGCCGATGAACTCGTCGAGCCGCTTCTCTACCTGCTGGAGCTTGGTGGTGACCACGCCCCACTGGACGGTCATCGCACCCGCCGCGAGCACGACCGTGACGACCACGCCGGCCCAACGGGCGCTGCCGTTCTGTCCGTTGGAGTTGTTGCCTGAGTCCGCCATCACGTCTCCGTGCCGATGTGCTTGGTGTGAATCCGAAGAACCCTGCGGTACGGGTCGCTGTACCGGAACGGAGGCTGCCCTCCCGGCGCATTGACCTCGTACACGAACACGCTCGTACCAACCGTCTCACGCACCTGATCGCCCGCCCGCGGGAGGATCAGACCAGCGCCCAGATCCAGGTCCTCCGTCCGCACGAGGAAGTCCCGCGACTCCACTCGGTGAATGAGCCCCGCGTCGTCGGCCTGCTCGAACTCGGTCTTGCCGATGGTGGCCTGGACTTCCTTCTCGTCCGTGCCACGCCGGTAGAGGACCGGGCGGGAGAGGTGCTGGTGACGCTGGGCATCGAGGAATGCCGCGCCGCGATCGAGCAGGTCGCCCACAGGTGCTCCTTATTGCTGCAGCCGCACGCGAACGATGGTGTCGGCGTCGACGGTGGCCTTCACCGCCTTGCCGATCAGCTTGTTCGCGCCGGCGGCCGCGTTCTTGGTGGCGTTCTGGGCGGCCGCATCCCAGTACGTGAGCGTGCCCGCGGGGATGGCGCTGCCCGCGCCGACCGCCTTGTTGAAGTCGAAGACGCCGGTGACGGCGATCGACCCCAACTGGCCCGCCTTGATCGGTGCCTGCGTGACGCCGATGAGGTCGGCCTGCACCACCACCGCTCCGACGAGCACGTCAGCGCCGGGGGTGTAGTCGATCGAGCCGCCTTCCTGAACGAACTTTGCTGGTCCTGAAGCCATTCCTGAACCTCCATCTGTTGGTGGGCCATCGGTGTCGATGCCCGATTGCTGATCGATGCCGCTTCCGAGTTCGCTGGGGAGCTCGCCGCCGAGCCCCCCAGCGCCTGTGCTTCCCTGCACGGGCATGGCTTACACCTCGCCCTTGCTCTTGACGCCGCCGCGCGGATCCTGCAGGTTGACGCCAAAGTCGTGGTACCCACGCATCCGGATGCCGAGCATGTTGAAGTCGGCCTCCGAGCTCTCGACCGTCGGGGCTTCCTTGCCGTCGAGGAACGCGACCTCGATCACCGGCAGGTCGTTGGGGTCCGCCAGCAGGTACCACGCCTTGGCGGAGTTGCCGGTGTAGATGGCGTTGGCCAGGTAGCGGCTGACCTCGATGCGGAACTTGCCCTGGTGCGGGTTGGCGATCGGGAACTTGGTGTTCGCGGTGGTGTCCCGGAGCTCGACGCTCTTGTAGAGCTGCGTGCCCATGGCCGAGAGCGCCGTCGGCACCAGCATGATCGACGGCATCACGCCCGTGGGCTTGCCATCGGAGTCCACCAGGTCCATGAACGCCTGCTCGACCTTGGTCAGACCATCGATGCCGAGCGCCGTGTCCGCGCCGGTGACGAAGTTCTTGTTGCCGGCGCTGAAGAACGCCGCGTTGTTCAGGAACGCCGTCCAGAAGACGTCGTTGATCTTCAGGCCCGAGCCCCGGCCGAGCTTGCGGGGCACCGTGGTGATCGCGCCGAGGTCATCGTTGATGATGTCGCGGCGATCGATCGACAGCATCAGGGCGTAGGTGCTGGCCTTGTTGGTGTAGGTCTCTTCGCCGAGCGTGCCGTGCTTGATCTCGCCACCCGCGCCGATCTCCTCGTATTGGTCCTTGCCGATGAGGCGGTAGCTGGTGACCGTCTTGAAGTCGTTGACGTTGCGGACCGCGCAGATGTTCCGCCACACGCGCTCGACCGAGAAGAACCCCTCGAGCAGGAACTTGTTGGCGACATTCGACAGGATGCCGCCGACATCGATGGTGGTCATGCCCGCCTCGATGCCGCGTCCGAACGCGGCTTCGAGCACGCGGCGGCTGTCACGGAACGTGCGGCCCGTGTAGCCGTTGGCAATCGCGGCCTCGAAGAGGAGTTCCTGCAGGCCTAGGCCGCCATTGAAGCGCTTGGCGGCGACGTCCATTGCTTGCTCCGAGCAGACCTTCTCGATGCCTTCGAGCTTGGCGCTCTGGAAGCACGCGGCCTCCAGCACCTCGGTGGTCACGCTCGTGTCCGGAGTCTGGACGAACGGGATCTTGGGGCGGCTGGCACGGAGCACTTCGAGCTCGGTGCGGGTCGCGTCCCAGCCGTCACGGATGGCCTGGGCCTCGATGCTGGTGTGCTTGCCGCTGCAGACCTTGCGGATCGCGTCGATGCGGGCCGTCTCGGCCAGCGCCGCGGCGCGGATCTGCTCGGGCGTCTGCTCGGTGCCGGTGACGGGAGGGGTAGCGGAGGGGGTGGAGGTCGGATTGGACTCGTCGGCCATGACGCTGGGCTCCTTGTGAAGACGCGCGGCGATGCTCGCGCTGGTGCGGCCGTCTGCGCCGAGATCCACAAAGCTGATCTCGCCGAGCGTGGCCTTGCGGACGACGTTCACCGGGCCGGAGATCTCCTGGCCGTTGACCGTCGCCTTCTGGTTGTCCTTGATGAACTCGAACTCCTCGACGCTCGCGCCGACGGAGGCCTGCCAGGGGAATCCGTTCCGGCTGGAGGCAACGACCTCCTTGGCGGCGGGCGTGTCGCGGGAGATCACGCCGGTGGCGATGAGCTGACCGGTCTCCACGCGGATGCTGTCCGTGTGGCCGACGCCCGAGAGCGGGTCGTGCCCAAAGCGGATGGGGCGGGCCTGCGACGGAACACCCAGGCCGGCGAGGTCGATCACGACCGGGGCGCGCCACCCCGCGACGCGCATCGCGCCGCCGGTGTACGCGACCATCTTGAACCGGGGCAGCGGCGCGGTCTGACCGTCCGCCGCGGCGGAGAAGGTGATGTCCGCCGTCGCGGTGAACGTGAGCGCGGGCAGGATCTTCATGGAGTCAGTCGGCACTGGCGGTCTCCTCGTCAACGGTGTCTGCGGGGTCGGTGTTCTCGGCGGGCGCGTTCGGGGCCGGAGCGGCAGCCGGTGCGGTTGCGAGTGCGAGGCCGAGCTCGGTCATGAGCGCG